ACGGCATTAGCATCAGCGAGCCACAGGCAATGCCCGCCATTGGCTACCGCGAAGCCTTTGATAAGTACATCCGGCGCGGGGAAAAGTACATGGATCAGGCAAGCCTGGCAGCCCTGGCAGCGGGCGAACAGCGGGGCACAAGCACCATCACCACGGAGACCACCGGGGCAATTTATGGCGGCTATGTGGTGCCGACCGAACTTTCACCGGATTTTGTGATGACGCTAAAGCAGTACGGCGGGATGTACAACGCCGCGCGCATCGTGCGCACCTCCGGCGGGGGCATTTGGAATCAGCCTTACGTTGACGACACTGCAACAAGTGCGCTGCTGACGGCGGAAGCATCCGCGACAACTACGCAGGATTTTAGCATATCACGTATCCAGCTTTCTGCATACACCTACCGCACTAAGATCATCGTATCCCGCGAATGGTTGCAGGATGAGGCGGTGAACGCAGCCGGAGAAATTAATCAGATGATGGCTATCCGCCTCGGGCGCGCCATCAACACCGATTTCACGACAGGCAACGGCAGCGCAAAGCCGACGGGCATCCTGGCAGCAAGCAACGGCGCACCAACAGGCAAGACTACGGCGAGCGCAACGGCAATCACCGCCGCCGAACTGCTCGACCTTATCCACAGCGTTGACCCAGCGTACCGGGTTGGCCCGAACGTCGCGTTTATGATGAATGACAGCACCCTTGCCGCAATCAAAAAGCTGCAACTTGGTAGCTCAGATTCAACGCCGCTATGGGTGCCTTCCGTGCGCGACGGCGAGCCTTCTACGATTTGGGGATTCCCATACGTGATCAATCAGTCTATGGAAAGCATCGCAACGGCAAAAAAGACGGTGGCCTTTGGCAATTGGTCTTATTATCTGATTCGCGAGGTGCTTAACCCGGTATTTATCCGTACCGATGAACTCTTCCTGGATAATTTCAGTGTGGGCTTCTACGGATTTAGCCGATACGACGGCAAACTTATTCCGGTGGGTGCAATCAAAGTCCTTTTGCAGGCATGATAAGCATCCGATTGATAAAACCGTTGGCGGGCGTGGGTTTTTCCATGCCCGCCGGCACGATTTACCAGACCAGCCCGGAAGAAGCGCAGCGATTGATTCAGGCAGGCATTGCCGAGCCTGCAATCGGATACGAAAAAGCACAGGCACAACAAAATAAAATACAGCGTGGCGTACAAGGTAACAACGGCACCCACAACGGAGCCGCTGACAAGGTCGGAGGTAAAGAATTACCTAAAGGTTGATAGTACGTCTGATGACGCACTTATTGACACGCTTATCACCGCCGCGCGGCAGTGGGTTGAAAATCATTGTGCGCTGGCCCTTTTACCGCAAACCGTTCTGGAGGTCTTCGATGGGCTACCGCAGGACGGCACGCTAAATCTTCGCATCAGCCCGCTGCGCGAAGTCTCCGGGCTGCATTATCTGGATAGCGCGGGCGCGGTGCAAGTTATGGCATCGGGGATTTACCGGGTTGATACGGTAACCATGCCCCCGCGCATTATCCGCAAATATGATCAGACCTGGCCGGATACGCAGAACACGCCGGGCAATGCTTCGGCAATCTATACAGCAGGCTATGACAATTCAAGCGCAGTACCGGCGGCCATAAAAACGGCGATGCTACTAACTATTGCGGATATGTACGACAACCGCACGGACTATGTAAAGAAAATGCCAACGGCGGCAGAATACATTTTACAAGCAGCAGGATACAGAATATTTGTATGGAGCTAAAGAGCAAATACAAAGGCACTGAGCGCATCGGCAGGATGCAGGAGTATATCACTCTGCAAAACAAGACCGAGACGACCAACACATTCGGCGAAAGGGTCGAATCATGGTCTAATCTTGCAAGCGTTTGGGCAAATATCGAATACAGGCTAAACAAAAGCAAAGAGACCGAGGAGGCCGGGCAGGAAACGGCAATTAGCTATGTAAATTTCACCATCCGAAAAAGAACGGATGTAAACGAAATTAGCCGCATCCTGCACGATTCGCGTTACTACGACATTGAAGCAATAAGCGAAAGCAACTGCCGACAATACAATGTGCTGAGCGCAAAAGCCGTAAAGCCATGATTGGAAAAGCAATATACGGCAAGCTAAGCGCAACGACGGCGGTAACGGCCATCACCAGCACGCGCATTTACCCGGATATGGCAACGCAGGATGCAACGTATCCGTTTATCGTGTATAGCGTAGCAGACACAGCACCGACGGATATAAAAGACGGTGTATCGCCTTTAGACATTGTAAGTGTTGGATTGATGATCTATGCAGATAGCTACGCCGTTGCGATTGACCTTGCCGAAAAGGTGCGCACCGCGCTTGACCGGATGTCGGGCACCTATGACGGGGTAAATGTTCAAAGCTGCAAGTTCAACGGGCAAAGCAGCGGCTCGATGCACCTGGACAAACACATTTTTATAGTTGAGCAGGAGTATCAATTCAGGCAAAACAGATGATCGTTGAAATAATAAAGCCATTTTTTAAGTGGAAACCCGGAGACCAGCCGGATGTTACCGAGGAAATGGCAGCGGAGCTTGTGGGCGGTGGGGTGGCATTCGTACATGAAGATCAGACCCGGCGCGACTATAAGCCAAAGCCGCCGGAAGAACGGCAGCCCATAACGGTAAATAATTACTACCTGCCGCCAGAATTTTACGGCGTGGAGGAAGAAGAATAAATTTTTAGCAACTTAAAATAAACGACATGGCAACGGTTGTAAATGGAACTAATTTTCGAATTTATGCAAGCGGCATAGCCATCGGTGAGGCGACAAACTGTACCATGTCGCTATCTACCGAGACGCGGGAAACGCTAACAAAGGACAACGTCGCATCCTACACCTCCGCAGAGCCAGGCCGCCGCTCCGGCACGCTGCAAAGCGAAGGGCTGATCGCTTTTGACACCACGAACCTGGGCGTGGACGACTTGTTTACGCACTACAATGCAGGGACAAAGCTCTTGGTGAAATTCCAGCCCAACGTGACCGGAACCCCGTACTGGCAATGCACGGCATTTATTACCAGCCTTGAAATGAGCGCAGCAGTTGAAGAAAACGCAACGTACAGCGCAACCTGGACGATTACGGGCGCGGTGACGATGACAACCTAACAAAATCAATTCAATTTATGAAAGCAACACAGTATATACAAATCGAGGGCGGACAGGTACCATTTTCTTTTGGCATGGCCGCCCTCGCACATTTTTGCGATGATCATAACATGACCTTAGCCGACTTTTCGAAGCTCGGGGAAAACATGGAGCCTAAAATTTTGGTTAGCCTGCTTTGGCACGGCATAAAAGACGGGCACCGGAAGGAAAGAAAAGACTTTCCCTATACGCTCCTCGACGTTTGCGACCTGCTGGATGAAAACCCGGCCTTCCTGGAAAAGGCCATGGACATTGTCGCAAAGTCCATGCCCGGCGCTGAGGGAAACCCGAAAGCCCCGACGAAGGCGAAGCGCTAACGCTGGGGCAGGTAGAACGTTTCGCAGTTGGTACTTACGGCATTGCGCCCAGTGATTTCTGGGATATGACTCTTAAAAGCGTTATCCTAACAATCGAAGCGCGCGCCGAAGCACTAAGCACGCAACGGCAGGACGACTGGGAACGCGCGCGGTGGATGGCCGCAATTAGTTTGCAGCCACACATGAGCAAGGGCAAAACGCTAAAGCCGCAAGACCTTATCACTTTTCCGTGGGAGATCAGGCCAACGGCAGCGGCTCCGGTGGACAAAGCAGCCGAGGAAGCGGCACGGCGGGAATTATTTGCAAAATGGGACGCTGAAATGAAATCACAATGGCAGTAAGCGGCAATTTTAATCGATTTCAAAACAGGCAACGGTCACGGGTGGATTTAACGCCAACCGTTAACGCCCGGCTTGAAGGCGGGGATGACTTTACGCGCCGCATTGTTGCTTTATTTCGCGAAATAAAGCGGTGGGATTTACGGCAGGAAATTGCCGCTGCCGCCGCTCCGGTTATTATTGCAAGTGCAAGAAAGCGGGCGCAAAACGCATTTGTAAATAACAAAATTCACTATACTTACAACACGCCTAAAATTATAGGCAAATTGAAAGCCCCAAAGGGCAAAGGGCGCAAGGTAGGTGAATACCATCCTGATAACCTTAAAAGGTCTATCGTAGATATTGCCGAAAGAAGGCAGAAGTATAAGAAAAAGACTTATAAGGTTATTATTGGCCCTTATTATCGTGGTCGTGGCCCGATTACCGGAACAGCAAAGCGCATATTTGACAACGATAGCAAGATAGATGGATACTATGCACATATTGTTTACGGCAGCGCGGTAGCCTTCCGAAATCGCATTATGATACCCGCGCTCCAGCAAGTAAAAGGCAAAGCACTTGAATTAATGAAGCGCAAAGCGGCACAAATCATCGTGCGCGAAGGCTTGGACGTTAATTTAGACATAGTAAGAACGATTTGATATGGCAGGAATAGCGGATTTGAACGTAAGGATAGGCGCGAGCGTGCGGGACTTTGAGCGCGGGATGCAGCAGGTCGAACGCCGCATCAACCGCTTTCAGCGCACCTTTGAAAATATTGGCACCAACCTTACGCAATCTCTTACCTTACCCTTGGCCGCCCTGGGCGCGGCTTCCGTGCAAGCGTTCGGGGATTTTCAAAGCCTTGAAAAAGCATTTGCAGCCGTTGCCAAAGAGGGTACAAATGTTGGCGAGGAAATAGAACGTTTGCGCCGGATCGCCGAAGCCCCGGGGCTTGCATTCGATGAAGCTGTAAGGGCATCAACGCGCCTGCAAGCCGTTGGACTAAATGCCGGGGAAGCGGCGCGGGTCGTAGAGCAATTTGGCAACGCGGTGGCGCGCTCCGGCGGTGGGGCGGCGGAGCTTGATGGCGCGGTGTTGGCGTTAACGCAAATTGCATCAAAAGGTAAAATATCAGCTGAAGAAATAAATCAGTTGGGCGAAAGGATATTTGAAATACGACCTGCATTGGTTCAAGCATTCGGGACGGCGGATTCAGAACAATTACAGGCTTTAGGCATTACATCCGCCGAATTTATCGCCAAAATAACAGAAGAACTTGCAAAACTTGACCGGGTAGAGGGCGGCTTGTCCAATGCTTTTGAAAATTTACGCGACAGCTTGCGGCAATCGTTAACACAATTCGGAGCAACTATCAACGAAACTTTCAATCTGAGCGAAGTACTTGATAAACTTGCGCGCGGCGTGCAATACCTGGTAGATTTGTTCGCAAGCCTTGACGAAAGCACTCAAAAAAATATATTGCGCTTTGGAATTTTTGTATTGGCAATAGGCCCCGTTTTAATTATAGTGGCAAAATTAGCAAGTGCTTACCAGTTGGCAGTTAAAGGTGCTTTGATCTTATCCGGTGGCGTTAAAAAACTTTTTTCAGCATTTGTGTTTCTAACTACTCCGATTGGCATAACAGTAGGGGCAATAGTTGCATTAACAGCAGCAGCTATATATTTATACAACCGCTTTGAGATTGTAAGAAAAATTATCAACGGTCTTATTGATGGATTTAAAGCATTAGCAAATTTAGCCCGTGATGTTGCTGGAAATATAGCTGAAGGATTTAGGCAATTAGGCCAGGGTAATTTTAGGGAAGCTTTTAAAGCCTTTGGTGATGCTGCAAGTAAGCAAAGCTTTTCTAATATTGGCAAAACGTTTGGCGAAGGTTTTGCTGATGGCTTTGAGGATGGAACAAACCGCTTAGATGGAGTTATTGACAGCATAAAGGCTAAAATATCAAGTGCGTTTAGTTTGCCTGAAATAACACGACCTAACGCGGCTTTAACAACGGCATTTGAAACGGATGGCTTTACAAGAAATGGAGCAACGGGCAGGGGCTCCGGTTCCGCCCAGGGTCAGCCAACCCCCTCCCCCGCCACCGCCGCACCCCGTGAATTTTTCGATATACCCCTACTCCAAACCCTTGATTTGACTACACAAGCTGTTGCAGCAACAACGCTTAGCCTGGGGGCATCGTTTGACCAGGCGCAGGCGGCAGCAGCAAGATTTAGGGAAACGCTTTTATCCATACAGCAGCCAAAAACAATTGTTGAGGGTCTTGGTGATGCAACCCTCGCCGCCGCCTCTGCCTTTGCCGACTTAGCGGCGCAGGGGGAAACGAATCTTAGAAAACTTGGAAATGCGGCCTTACAGGCAGCACGGCAAACAATTAGCGCATTTATAAAAGAAGGTGTAACTGGTATCGTGAGTAATATTTTAAAAGGCCCAATCGGAAAAGCACTTGGGCCACTGGCTGTACCAATCGCAGGCGCGGCGGGCGGCGCGGCGGCGTTGCTATTCAATACGCTTGTTAACAAAATATCTCCGCCAAAACTTGCAAAGGGCGGCTTAGCCTACGCTCCTACCCTCGCCACCGTCGGCGACAACCCGAACGCCCGAATTGAC